AACCCCGCCAGAGAGTCCTTGAACGTGCTCAGCGCCTTCTCCCAGTTGCCGTCAAAGGCAGGGCGCAGGAACGGCTTAGGAGCGGCACCGGGATGGTCTACCTGCATCACGAGCTGGCCGCCGGAGAGCAGGAGCGCCTTGCCGTGCGTTGCCCTGATAACGTGGGGCTTGGTACCGAACTCCAGGAAGTTGGCGATATAGGCCAGCTTCCTGGCGGGACCGCACCTTGCGTTGCAGTCCCCGTACTTGCTCACCCTGGTCGTCGTCCTGAGCGAGTCCGCCAGGTGCTTCCTTTCCTTGACGTCCTCGTCCTTTGACTGCATCCCCCCGGTCGAATGGATGAGGGGCCTCATGGCATCCGTGAAGACCCTGCCCGCCTTGCGCAAGGACGCCCGCATTCCCCTAACAGCGAGCCGCTCAGACATACTGTCAAGAGCGGCCTTGAGTTCCGTCAGGCCCTTGACCTCGACCGTTGTCCCGTCCGCCATTACTCCCCCGGCTGACCGCTCATCGGGCGCTCAACACAGAGGAGCGTCAGCCACCTTCTCCGGCCGTCCGGGTCCAGGACCGCCTGGATGTTGAAGTGCCGTACGCCCCAGGTCGCCCGCATAAGCGGGACGATACCGTCGATAAACCTTGTCTTCATAACGACCTGGACAGTAGCGTATAGCTCCTGGCCCACCACCTTCTCGTTGCCAGCCTGCTGCTCGATAGAGCACAGGACTGTCTTCCAGGGCACCCAGGACTGCACCATCTGCCCCGTCTCGTCCTGCACGCCGCTGAGCTGCTCCAGGACGATGGAGTACCTGAAGCGCCCCGGCTGGTAGGTGAACCTGCCCATCTATCCCCTTGTCGGCGCGAGGTCTAGCACCGCCTCACTGCCCAGGAGGAACTGGACGTGGAAGGGCAGCTCGCTCTGGTTGCCAGGCTCGCTGGCCTCCCTGTGGTCGAACCAGTGCGCCGTCAGCATCATGATGGACGTCTTGACCCGCTGGGGGACGTCCGCCTGCCTCAGCTCTGCCTCCTGGGGGGTACATTCCGCCGCACTGGTGGCAGGCGTTATGGGCGGGCTCATCGCCGCCAGGGCCGTCTCTATAGCCGTGTCATCGTTGTAGCCCGCCACGTAGTGGACCTGCACTGCGTTGGGGACATAAAGGACCGGGGGCCAGAAGTTGCCAGCGGGAGGGAACAGCCTGGGGGGCTCGGACGGCGTGTCCAGCAGGAAGTCTGCCAGCGAGTCGGACATGTCCGTAGTCCCCGTAAGGGTCTGCCAAACGGAGGTCTTGCTGTCCACATAGTCTATCGCCGAGCACGACCGGGCCCGGCTGTAGAGCAGCTTGACCATCTGGCTGTAGTTCCAGAGGGTTGTGGAGTACCTGGGAAGGCTGTAATAGTTGGGGGGGAACGCGGCCTGCGACATCATCGTGTCAGTGAAGTAGGGGAAGGAGTCGAGGCACTGGACCAGCCCGGCATTGATGAAGCGCCGGGAGGTGAAAATCTCGCACGACTCGCGGGCGGCTATTGCGAGCCCCTGGACCATGTCATCGAAGTCGTCTACCGTGATGGCGAGGTAGTCCTTGACCTGCTGGAGGGTTACCGGCTCGCAGACGGGCTGCCTTTCGACATAGAGGGCTGCCATCTACTTAGCCCCCCCGGGCCTGGGGATTGGCACAGGTGGGATAGGCTTCGCAGGCCCCACGGGCTTAGGCCACACGGGCGGCTTCTTGGGCTCGGGCTTCTCCCTCAGCTCCGCCGACCTAAGGTCGAGGGAGGCGGTCTCATGGATTCCCCTGGCGGTTGTGACGTTTGCTCTCTCCAAGTGTCCCCCCAAGGCTAGGCAGAGGCAGGCAGCGATTGCCAGACCCCCCCTGATGGTTGTGACGGTTGCTCTCTCCAAGTGCCCCCCGAAAAGGAAGGGGGGAGGGCCGTAGCCCTCCCCTGGTGTGAAGGACGCTTACTTAGTGTCCTGGGTGAGGTACTTGACCGGGTGCATACCGGCGTCAACGAGGTTTCCGTCCGCACGGGCAAAGCCAATGAAGGCTGTCTGCCCGTAGTCGGCGAAGCGCTCCTTGAGCACCAGGATGGCCAGCTCCCTGACACGCCGCTGAACGTACTTCTTCAGCTCGCCGAACAGCACCGTCTTGGCACCCGAGGCTATCACCGGCATGAACTGGTCGATGACATACGGGTAGCCCAGGATGGTGTCCGGGGCGTTGCTGGCGATTCCGGGCAGCCAGAGGGGCCTTCCGAACTTGTCCTTGATCTTCTTCAGGAACCCGACCGTGGTGTCGTGCATGACGAACTTGGCACCGAGACGGTAGCTCGGGTCGAGAGAGTAGATCAGGTCGGTCAGGTCATCCGTGCCGATGCTGTTAACCCCAGTGTTGGTGTCGATTCCGTCGTTGGAGCTGGAACCGGCGCAGACAACAGTGGAGTCGGTGGCAGCGGTCAGGATGCCATTCGGCTCGCTCTCGGTAGACCCCTGGCCGTTGGTCAGGTCGGAGGTCCAGCCACGGGCGAGACGGACGGCGAACTGGTCCTTCAGGAAGTCCTCCAGGTTGAAGGCGGAGTCCTGAAGCAGTTCGAGGCTTACCTTCACCAGCCCGGTGGTGTACTTATACGCACCGAACATGATGTGCCCCAGGTTCAGGTCGATCTCATCGGCCTGCTGGCCCTCACCGAGGATGTAGGCCATGTTCCAGTTCTCGCTCGGAGGCGAGTCATTGACGCCGATGTCAATGCTGGTCGGGTAGGGTAGCGGCTGTCCGGTCGCCGTAACCAGCTCCCCAATGTTCTGGAGCAGGTTCCCATAGGCCTTGGTTGCAACCTCGACGTCGTACACGAAGCCCTGAGGCACGAAGTAGCCTCCGAGCTGCGACGGGGAGATTCCCAGGTCACGGAACTCGGCGCTGACCACGGTAGAGCCGTCCCTCAGGTACTTCCCGAAGGCGGAGCGCTGCTCCTTGGTCATCACCTTGTCGTCCCGGACCTCGGGGGTCCCGGCTACGGGTGCGGTATGGCTGCGAATCTCCGCATCCGAGGAAGACGCCCGCTCCATGCGGCTGATGGTCTCCTTGAGGCCATCCGCATCTTCCATCATGGTGTCGAACTTCGTCCTGTTCTCGGCGCTCATCGCTGTCCCGTCAGTCGGGATTAGCTTCTGGGCCTCCGCTACCAGGGCGGCACGCTTTTCGCGTAGTTCCCTTACTGTCATCTGTGTTTCCCTCTTGCCTTGCGTACGCACGGGCATTGGATAGTGCTTGCCCCTGCGCTGTGCCTCGCCCCCTAAGCGGTCCCCGCCTCGTGGCGCTGCGGCCCTCCAGACTATGTGCGGTCCCCACACATACCCCGGCCGGCTACTCCTGTGACTGGGCTACCCTGACCCTGCACCTGGCAGTGTCCGTGTAGTCCATCGAATCCTTCTCGTCCTCGCCCTCGACCTTGATGCCGTGCTGCTTGCACAGGCTGACGAGCCGCTTCCAGGCGGCTGCCTTCTTCTCGGCAGAGACATCCTTGAGCTGGCCGAACCTTGCCAGGGCGTTCCTGAGGTGGCTGACCGTCTTTGCCTCGGTGCTGAACTTGACCGGCAGCTTCCAGGTCGCCGTCTTCTCGGGGTCGCCCACGATCAGGAAGGCAGAGGAGGAAAGGTCCTCGCCGTCCACCCTCTTGGTCTTCTTGTCGAAGCGCAGTGCCCTCTGGTCGTTGCAGCGGCACGACTTAACGTCACAGCGTGCCATGTGGGTGACGCAGTCCTCGCACTCGCCGTCATAGCAGGCACGGCAGCGGCAGGAGCACTCGGGCTCATCGCCGTCCGGCTCGGCTTCCTTCTTGGTGCGCTGCTCGATGTCCTCGGGCACCCCGTCAGGCCACAGGCTGCGGACATTGACCTCCGTCTGGTCATAGGCGGGGTAGGTCACGGGCGACACGTCCAGAAGCTCCGCCTCGGTGACCGTCCTGAGCTGGCACCTTACACCCTGGGGGTCCTTGAAGTCCTCGTCCCACTTCTGCCCCTTCACGATGAAGCCGAAGGAGCACTGGCTGATGTCGCGCCTGCCGACGCTGACCGCTATGTCCCTCCCCGCCGAGGTGTCAGGAAGGTCGCAATCGTAGTGGACGCCCTTGCTGTCCTCTTCCACCTTCAGGGTGCCGCTGGTAGTCCGGCCCAGTATCTTGTTCGGGCTATGGTTCACCAGGCACTTCACGTCCGGGCTGCCCGCCAGGTGGTTCTTGAAAGCGCCGGGGGCTATCACCTCGCGCCATCCCCCCATGTCCACGGACATGGTGTTGAAGAGGCAGGCGTAGCCTTCCAGGCCCTTGCCGTCCGCCCTTGCCCTCAGCTCCGGGGAATCGAGAAACCGTACTTCACGCTTCTTTGACATGTGCCTTCCTCCTAGATACCTACAGTCAGCTAGCTCTTGAAGTCTCCAGGGCGTACTGCCCCGAAGACAGGCCCGCCCCTGTAGGCGGACCCCTCCTTCCAGATGGCGTATATGCCGCCAGGTCCAACAGAATCAACGCCTTCTGGACGTCCCTCCGACTCCTCGTCAACGAATTTATCACTTGCAATAACATTCGAGGTGTGGGCCGAGAGCATCACGGGAGACTCAGAGGTAGCCTTAGCCAGGTAGGTCCTCATCAGCTTATGGTACCTCGCCAGGAAGGCGTTAAGGCTCTCGCCTCCAGGGATAGGCTCGCTGGGGTTGTCGATGTAATGGTTAAGCCTGTCCATGTTGTCTGCCTTCGAGGTCCCTGCCAGCTCCCCGAGGTTCCAGGGCAGAAGCTCCTCGTCCGCCCCCACCGAGACGCCTATCGCCTTGGCGGCGATGTCGGCGGTCTCCCTGCTACGCTTGAGCGGGGAGGAGACGATCAGGCCTATGCCCTTGTCCTTAAGCCACTTGCCTGCCTCCTCGGCCTGCTTCCTGCCTGCGTCGTCCAGGGATACGTCTATCCATCCCCTGAACTTCCCCTCCGTGTTGAGCTGGGTCGAGCCGTGCCTCAGGACGTACAGGAGCGGGCCGCTCTGGTCGTCGTCGGGCAGCTTATCGCCCGCTACGGATGCCCTGATAGCCCTCGTGACCATGTCCAGCTCCTTCTTTGCTACCACATCGGCGTTGACTGCCGACCATAGCCTCGAATGCCAGAACGAGCGCTTCATCATCCTGGCTACATCGGCGGCAACGGGGTCCGGGCAGGGCATGCCGGGCTGGTGCTCCGTGCCCTGGGAGGCCAGGACGGCGTCCGCAATGCCGAAGTAAACCGGTGCGAAAATGCGGCTAAACGCCCTGTAATCCTTGTTCTCCCGCACCAGATACCTGCCCAAAGCGTCCCTGAAGGTAGTGAAATGGGCTACAGGGAGGGTCTCCACCGCAGGGGCCTCGGGGATGGCCTTGGGCGCGTCCGGGTCGGCCA